ATGCCCTTGACGATGAGGTCAAAGATTGGGCATCTGTATCTACCGTGAGAGGCGGACTCAAAGGGTACATCAAATTACTGTACGTCAAGAGGAAGCAAATGCAGCAAGCTGCACGAAACGACCTCCATGCCAGACTCAATGTAGAAGCATATGCACGTTCTGTGGACTTAGCTCTCGGAAGAGAACCGGGTACAACACGAGAACGAGCGGCTGGTTGTCTTCCAATGCCCTTAACCAACGCAATCTATGAAGGCAGTAGTGAAATCACTACTGCTAAGATGGCAGATCGTAAGGTATGGAGCGACACACAGACGCTAACAGCCGTTGAATCTCCAGGAGGAGGTTACGAGACTATATTTGTGCTTCATGATAGTGAGACTGGCGTGGACATGCAAATCCTTACTGAAGAAGAGCTGAGAGAGATAGTCGGAAGACCACTCATCGACGCTACTCCGACGCAAGCAGACTGTTTCCGATATGCTTTAGCTGACAAGAAGGCTGTTGTACAAATGCTACCGATTAGAACTCCCCAAGGCAAAGTTCGAATGGCAACAATGCACAACAGCTCCATGGTATGGGTGACGCGTGCGATCACCAAGGCAGTAATGCCCGTACTTAAGAAAGTAGGAGCTACCAAGGCAATGCTACGTAACCATACTGTCAAGCTTCAGAACAAGAGACAGAAAGGCACAGACTTATACAGTGGTGACTACTCAAAGTCAACAGATCCAATCACTAATTCGACATCCAAGCTCGTTTTAACGGAGCTAGGGAGACATATTCCAGTACCAAGTTGGTACGATCGGGCTGTAGCAAAAGTTTGCGTTCCTATGACATTACTGAAGAGCAAGCAACAAGGTGGAGCCGAGGTTCCGATGATGACCACGTGTGGTGCATTCATGGGCCTAGGCCACGGTTGGGTTGTTCTTAGTATCATCAATGCCTGGAACGCGCACAGAGCTGGTGCGCCCGAGGGAAGTTTTGCCATCTGTGGAGACGACGTGATTGGGCTCTGGACTAGAGAGACGATGGACCGGTTTGAGAGCGGTGCTGTTGAGATAGGATTGAAAATGAACATCTCGAAGTCATTCAGAGGCCCGAGAGGGGTCTTCTGTGAACGACAGGTGAGGAAATCAAAGTCTGGTCTTTTCGCAACAGCAAAGCCTTGTTTAAGAATTGCAGAAGCGTGTGGTGTTAATTCGGAAGCGAAGGGAGACATGTTTGGATGTGCAGATGCGTGCTCGAGAGCACTCATTAACAAACAACCCAAACCTGTACGAGCCGCCCTATTCCGGACAAGATCTCATTCCGCAGTTAGCTATCACACCCC